ATTGCGTGTGCAAGGCAGCAGAGTTATTAATATAACAGAATTACAAGCCATTGTGGCAGCAAGCACAGACTTTACTGCATTTAAAACAGCAATAGCTGGTTTGGTATAATTGGAGCGATAAATGGCAAAACAGAATATCAACGTAGGTACCGCAGCCAACGACAAGAAGGGCGATAGCCTACGAGCTGCCTTTGTAAAAGTCAATGCTAATTTTACAGAACTCTACACTGAACTGGGATTGATCAACGATGTCACCCTTAGTCTAGGGGCATTTGAATTTGCGGGCAGTACGCTAAGTACCACAGATAGTACTGCCATTGTAATCGACCAAGCTGTCACAGTCTCCAGCGATTTAACTGTTGGTGGGGACATTGTGCCGCAGACTGCTCTTGGTGGCGATCTAGGTTCAAGCACACTGCCTTGGCGTAGCCTGTATGTCAGCAACAACACAATTTATATTGGTGGCACAGCAGTAGGCCTAGATGTCAGTGGTAATTTGACCACAGGTGGCACCGTGGTTGGCAGCACACCAGCCTGGACCAATATCACAGGCAAACCCTCATTCGCTACAGTGGCTACTACAGGTGCCTATGCTGACCTAACTGGCAAGCCAACTATACCTACACTCGTAAGTCAACTGGCTAACGACAGTGGTTTTTTAACTTCAGTCGGTAACATCAGCAATATACAAAGTGAAGGCGATATCAACATTGAAGTTAACCTAACAGATAGCACTAAACGTATTTGGCAGTTTGGCGAGGATGGCAATTTAGTAGTCCCTGGAGATATAAACTTGTCCGGTGGCACAATCTCCCAATACAGTCAGAATGGGCTCACAGGTCTAAAGTTAGTAGCCAACGCCGATCAAGGACAAAATGTAACTATTATGGGTACAGGTAATAACACCTTCCCGATACTAAATTATGTTGGTACAACTTTATCCGGTATCACTATTGGTACTCCGGAGGGAGACTGGAACTTCATGAATGGTAATCTAACCATTCCAGGCGATATCCGCAGCGAAGGCAACATCAACATTGACATCAACCTTGCAGACTCAACTCTGCGCCGTTGGCAGTTTGGTGAGGATGGCAATCTAACACTACCAGCAGGCGGCAACATTTCAGAAGGTGGTGGACTCAGTGGTGCTATTCGATTAACGCCTGCAGGTGGTGCCAACGCTAACCAAGCATTGTTGATTTACCCCACAGCCCAAGTAGAGGGTGATCACATACACTTGACCGCAGGCGGTGGCACCACTGAGCTGTATCTAGGCAGTGACCTTCACTATGTCAAGTTGGGCAAAGGTGCACCATATAACGGTACGATTGTTATTGCTGCCACCGGCTGGCCAAACACTGTGGCTGGCATCATTAGTTCTGGCAACTGGGCCGTTGTGTCTCTCAGCAACTTGGCCACAACTGGCGGCACAGGCACCGGATTAACTGTGACAGTGACTCAGGTTGCTGGTGTTGCCACTGCCATTGCTATTGTATCGGGTCTAATGGAAGGATACACTGCCAACGACACTATAACAGTGACCAGTGGCGCCGCCACTGCCACATTTACCATCAGTGTCCTAGCACCACAGTGGGTCTTTGCCCCAGACGGTGATCTGTACATTCCGACAGGCAAGACCATCCGGGATACAGGCAACGGCGATGATATTCGCCGTATTCCTGGACCATACGCAGATGATGCGGCAGCGGCAGCGGCCAGTGTGGCAGTGGGGAACCCCTATCATAAAACTGGTACCAGTGGACAGGTTTTTGTTAGATTGACCTAACGGTAAATATACTAAAGAGAGCGCATTATGACAATTCAAACAATTAATATCGGCAATGTGGTAAATGATGGCCTAGGCGATGATCTACGCACGGCCTTTGAAAAAGTAAATGCCAACTTTGCGGATCTAAGCACTCAGCTAACTATCACTGCCACCAACGTTGGCGCAACTGGTGTAGGTGTGTTCAAAGAAAAAGTAGGTGCTGATCTAAGATTTAAAAAACTAGTGTCCGGCACAAAGATGCTGTTGAATGAAAACACAGATACTGTCACTGTCAACAACACAGCTCCAGACGCTTTTATCAGAATAGACACAGATGCTGGTGTCATGCTAGCCAGCACACATCAACAGATCACCATGCAGGGCACCGCTGCTCCAGGATCAACAACCAGCAGAAAAGACATTGAAGTCACTGCGTTTGGTTCCACAGTGAGTTTCAAAACCATTATTCCGGTCACAGACATACTAGAGTCCTACGATTTCGGACGTATAACTGGCACTTATACCAATGCCATGCAAGTGGCCTTGCAGGCTGCAAACATAGATTTTGGCACCATACTTCTGCCTGGACGCATTGATCTGGACTGTGGCTCAATTGTCTAAGGATTGATCACATGATAACATGGATCACATCCGCAGGCAGTCTAGGCATACTCACTGAACGTATACCTATTGATACTCAATTACAGGCCACCACCAATCTCAGTGCCACTGTCGCATATAGTTTGATCGCAGGCTCCTTGCCTCGTGGACTCAAACTAATCAACGGTGCAATCAAAGGCAGTCCCACTGAAGTCAAAGTCTACACAGAAAGTAGATTTGTGATCCGTGCCGCTGACGGAGTAGATATCGAAGACCGCACTTTCAAACTTGCAGTGGATGGCAGTGACAGACCCATATGGCTCACTCAGGAAGGATTTCTCAACGTTGGACCAGCAGAAGCTTATTTTGTCATAGACAACGCACAAGTAAATTTTCAACTTGAAGCACGTGACACAGATCTCATTGCTGGCGGTACTCTAGAATACTATCTCATGCCCAATGGTGGTGTACTACCTCCTGGACTAAGTCTTAGTAAAACCGGAGTGATATCAGGATTCACTGATCCTATATTTGCTGTGGAATACACACTGGAAACTTCGGGTGGCTATGACACAGCTCCGTTGGATGTGTTTCCCATAGACTTTGTAGAAGCTCGCAGCAATGGTTTCGACTCATTCACCTATGACATCACGGTGTTTGATTACAACGAACCAAATAGAACTCCAAGACGTCTCAGCAGGATCTACAATTTCATAGTGGCTGTCACCGACGGTGTGTACACAGAAACTAGACTGTTTAAGATCTATGTGGTCACTGAAGAGTTCTTGCAGGCAGATAACGGTATTGTACAGGTTGACACCAACATATTCCAAGCAGATGCCAGCAGCGCCCGTGTGCCAATTTGGATCACTGGCAGCGATCTGGGTCGCTTCCGTGCCAACAACTATGTTACCATATTCCTAGATGTCTACGATCCACCCACTCTCAGTGGTACTATCACATACTTCCTATTACCCGTTAATCCCGATGCTAGTACCAGTCAACTGCCTCCCGGCATGGAACTTGACACTTCCACAGGCGACATAGCAGGTTCTGTGCCATATCAAGCTAGAATCTCGAGAAATTATCAATTCACTGTACGTGCTGTGAATTATCCTGCAGCCCTAGCCTATACAAGTTATGATTACAAAGGCACATGGAATAACTCCACCACTTACGTCATCAACGATGCGGTAGAATTCACTGGGGTTACATATATCAGTGTGCGAGATCATCTCAATAGACTGCCCACTGACGAAGAATATTGGAGAGCCGGTACTTCTAAGACTGAAAAGACTTTCACAGTCACTGTGGTTGGAGAAATTGACAGTGCAGTAGAATGGATCACTGACAGCAATCTTGGAACAATCAAACCAAACACTGCCTCTGACAAATACATTCAAGCAACAAGTCTGCTCTATGGTGGAAGAATAGCCTATGAGTTTGTGTCAGGTTCTCTACCTTCCGGACTGCAATTTTTGCCCACAGGTGCAATACAAGGCAAGATCAAACAGTTTGCAGACGATGCCGGTCCAGGCCTAACAAGATTTTTCGAACGCACAGACAGTCTAGCACCCGCTGAAGACAGTTCTACACTTAGCAGAGATTATTCCTCAGTGTTTGATACAGCCACCACAACATTTGATCTCAAGTTCACATTCACTGTGCGAGCCAGAGACAGTGTGAATTTTGCCACGGTGAATCGCACATTTAGTTTGTCTGTGTTGGTTGCAAACAACAAAACTTTTGCCAATCTCTACATCAAAGCTCTTCAACCAAAGCCCAAACGATTGGCATGGTTCAATTTCATCACTGATGCAACCATATTCCGACCCATAGACATCTATCGATATGGTGACTCTAACTTCAGTGTGCAGACAGATCTGCGTGTGTTGATATATGCCGGAATAGAAAGTGTCACAGCTGAGAAATTCGTACAGGCCATGAGTCGCAATCATTATCACAAGAGATTGAAATTTGGTCAAGTGCGAACTGCCAAGGCCAAAAATCTCATCACACAAGAAACTGTGTATGAAGTCATCTATGTTGATATCATAGATGATCTTGAAAAGAACGGACGCAGCATCAGCCAAACTGTGAATCTACCCAATAACATCAACAGCAAGGTGTTGATCAGCTATGACAGCATAAAAATAGACAGTGACATTCCCTTGGTCAGTGACAGCGATCATCAGCGAGTGTTTCCTAATTCAATTAAAAACATGAGATCACGCATCACCACCCTAGGAGACAGGGATCGAGAATTTTTGCCCTTGTGGATGCGCAGCACACAAGATCAAGCAGCTTTTGAAACAGGATTTATACCAGCTCTGCCCTTGTGCTACTGCATACCTGGTGCCGCTGCCAATGTTATAGCTAGAATCAAAGCCAGTGGATTTGATTTCAAGACCATTGACTTTCTAGCAGATCGCTATATAATAGATATTATAGACGGAGAAATAGAGGATAAATACCTTGCATTCCCGCAACGTGGAGAAAAATTACCTTGACAAGCCTTATCAATTTCGCAGCAATAAATGAAAACTTTCCTGTAGCTGGACAGGACAACGACACGCAGGTGTTCAGAGACAACTTTGATACCATCAAAACCAACTTCTCTGCCGCCAAGACTGAGATCACAGATCTACAGGACAATGCAGCTCGCACAGATGAAGACAACGATTTCTTATATAACGTAGTGGGATCTCTGACTTTGCAAGATGCTTATCTGCGCAAAAAAGATTATGGTGCTGCAATTGTAGCAGGCACACAAGACATCAGTTTTAAACAGGCCATGTATCACGTAGTAAAATTCGGAGCAAACACCAGTTTGTCATTCTCTGAATTTCCTACCGGAGCAGTAGATGCTACGGGCCTTGGGCAGATCGGTAAAGCCACTCTAGAACTCTACGGAGATGGCAGCGCCAGAACGATTACGTTTACTACTTCAGGTGGTACTGTAATTAAAAAATCTCCTGGATTTCCGGGAAGTGTAACGGTTACATCAGCCACCGATCCGGTGATCATTGAAGTTTGGCAGCACAGTGCTACCGTGATTTGGTTGAACTATCTAGGATTATACAGCTAATGTTCCATCCCTTGAGTGGCGACTTGTCTGGATTCAAAGATCAAGAAATTGAAACTCGCTTGATCGAATTGAACAAAAAATATTACGCTGCTGCAAGAATGGGCAGTAGAGATCTCTTGACACAGCTATCTACTTTTGTTACAATATATAGAGAAGAACTCGCAAAGAGGCATGCTCAGAAATTGAAACAAGCAGATGGTGATTTAGGTCAATTGATCAATGTGGACTAATACTACTCAACAACTCGTACAAGGTGTAATGCGGCACGGCCCAGATATACTGGAACATTGCCAGACTTCTGATGATCTAACTCAATATCTAAGTCGTTTACAACAAGAACATCTAAATTATCCAATTCCCCCACAACAAATAGATACCACACATTGGTTTATACCTTACGAATATAAAACCATGGATATCGTAGATTGGTTATATCAACGGTGTCCAACTCCTGAGATTCGAGAACGAGTTGTTGAAGAGTTGAGATTATTTGCCAAACATGATATGATTCCCATGTTAAAAACTATGAAATATGTGGTAGATACTCTTAGAGCCAACAATGTAGTATGGGGAGTAGGTAGAGGCAGTTCTGTAGCCAGCTATGTGCTATTCATGATTGGCGTTCACAAAATAGACAGTGTTAAATACAAGTTACCGATTAATGAATTCTTTAAAGGAGAATAAAATGGGAAAAGTTTATACCTCGATGAGAGGCAAAGAAATTGACATGGAAAAGATGAGCATGAGATTTGAAAAAACTCCAGCTGTGGGCAATATGAAAGTCAATGCTCGCGGAGACGAAATTGGCGAGGGTGGTAGAGTGGTACGCACACGTGAACAAGTGCTGGCGGACTATTATGCACAGAATCCTAATGCATTACGTGAGGAAGTGGCTGCTCGCAGCAACAAGAAATAAGGCAAACTATGTTTAATCTCGAAGCACGACACATGCAGGTACGTCCCCTGTCAAAGGACCTTCTTGTTATTAACATGGACATGGGTGAAATGACAACCTCAGGCGGTATCGTTGTCCAAAGTGATGACGGCAAAGCACATGGTGTTAAACCTCGTTGGGCCGAAGTTTATAAAGTCGGAGATGAATGCGATCTTGATGTCAAGGTCGGACAGTGGGTTCTTATCGAACACGGTCGCTGGACTCGTAAGATTAAAATCAACGACGGTGACGGTGAGAAAGAATTTCAAAAAGTCGAAACAAAGTCTGTTATAGCAGTTGCCGACGAAAGACCAAATGACTTTTATATTGGTCAGGAATTTTCAAATGGATCAAGTATGAATATTAATCCGGAAGATTTCATGCCAGGAAACTTATCTAAGATTAGCTAATGGGTTTTAAGAAAAACTGGGAAGTAGGTGACATCACTTCCCAAGTACATAGTCTCGCCAGAGAAATCTCCAGTCCCTACAACGACGGATACACACAATGGCACTGCAAACAAGATCTCTATCAGATCAAACAACTTGTAGATCAAGCACTGTCTAAGTCTCCACATTTCGGAGATTTGGAACAGGAGTGGTTGCAGACACAAGAAAAAAAGCATATAATAAAAATATTAAAGTCTTGAAGGAGTTATATGACTAATCCGTTTCGTGATCAAGAAAAATTCATGCGGGCCTGCGATCAAGCAGTGGACTCTGCAGACACAGATCAATTTAATATGTATCTTGGGCTGATTGAAGAAGAAGCCGAAGAACTCAATCAGGCCATCATCAACAAGGATCGTGTAGAAATTCTAGATGCTCTCGTTGACATGCTGGTTGTGACCATAGGTGCTATTCACTCAGCTGGATTTGATGCTGAGGGTGCATGGAAAGAAGTCATGAGCACAA